CAACGAATACCGCAACGGGAAATTCGAGACGCTGTTCGTGACCACGGTCGCACAACCGACCCCGACCCGTCCGAACACATGGGAATCAATTTAAGAACGGGTGCTTGGAACTGCTGGCGCAACTCAAAGCATAAAGGAAAACGACCTCATCGTTTGTTGAACGCGTTATTAGGCATATCTTATGCTGACGTCGATAACATGCTTGGAGTAGTCGCCGCGCCTACAAGTGAATTCGACGCTGTGTTTGCCAAAGGAAAAAATCCTTTCGCTGTCGATGCCGAACCGCAGTCCAGAAATAGTTTGTCTAATATCGCATTAGATTCGCTGGCTACTTTTGCGCCGATAACACATTCGGTCTCGCAACCGCATCTCGACTATCTGCGGCGGCGTGGAATTGCCGAACAAGTCGCGCGGGAATTTGGACTGCTTGCGGGGATTATCGGACGGTGGGCTGGGCGTGTTATTTTCCCCGTTTTTACGCCTGACAGCGCGCAGGTTGTATCGTGGACGGCAAGGAGTATAGGCGCGGCGGTACCGAAATATATCGCGCTTGGACGCGAACACGGCGCGAACTTGAAACACTTGTTATACAACGCCGCGCGGCTTTCCGCTGGCGGTAAAACCATCGTGGTGACGGAAGGACCGATGGATGCGATTGCGCTCCAACAACTCGCTCCTGAATCTGCGGTCACATGCACTTTCGGTTTAACTGTGTCTAATATCCAGATTGCGTTATTGAAGATGGCCAACTTCTCTCGTGTTGTTTTTCTATTCGACTCCACTGCTTATGGTAATGCGGTGGATTGCGCTCACCGTGCAGGTGGTGACGCGGTTGATTTTTCAACTTTGTTTAATCGCGCAGGCGACCCTGCGGAATTAACAACACATGACATCCCGCGCTTGCGGGAAGCAGGCATCCAGTGAGTAATCAAATATCATCGTCTAATCTGCAGCAGGATTTACTTATCCTGCTCTGTTTCAACAACGAGAAAGCGCGTACGCTTTGCGGTTTATTGAAGCCGGAATACTTTGACGCAATCTACGCACGGATTGTCGAGGTCGTTATTCGATATGTAAATCAATTTGGTGACGCTCCTGGCGATGCTTTGCCTGCGGTTTTAGACGACATTATGTCGAAAGACGATGCCGTTGGAAAAACGACCAAAGAGATTTGCATGAGCCTCCTGCAGTCCAGAGACCAAGTCAATGCTAAATATGCTATTGACCGACTGCATGCTTTCATTCGCCGTCAAGTTTTAAGAGAAGGTATTATCGCTGCATCGATGGAGCTGCAGGGAGATGTTGTTGCGGACGAGAGCATCGATGCGGCGGAAAAAATCTTGTTGGAATCTTTGCGTCGCCGTATAGAAGTTTTCGAGCCGGGAACTTTTCTTGGCGATGCTGATGAAGTGCTTAAATTTTTGAATCTAATAGACGACCAGACATTTCCAACTGGTATCCGCGAACTTGATTCAAGACAAGCAGGACCTGTACGCGGCGGATTGCATTTATTTGTAGCCCCCGCAAAGGCGGGGAAAACGGCGTGGTTATGTCATCTTGGAAAGATGGCGATGTTGAATCGCATGCGCATCGCTCATATCTCTCTGGAGATGTCAGAGCCAAGAGTTATTAGCCGTTATATGCAAGGCATGTTTTCCGTTGGCAAACGTGCAACGCCGACTGCTCGTACGGATTGGAACATTGATGACCAGAAGCGTTTTACTGAACTAATCCGAACTGCGCACACACCATCGTTGTCTCTTGACGCTGATGATATTAGGGAACAACTCCGCAACCGCATCACTCGCATGAAAGGTCGACTGCAGAGAATCGTGGTGAAGTCGTTTGCGACAGGCACTCTCACCGTCGAAGCACTTGTTGCTTATCTTGATTTACTTGCTGACAGCACTGGATTTGTCCCCGATATAATCTTATTAGATTATGCAGACCTCATGCGTTTCGATGGTAAAGATTTTCGTATCGCGCTTGGAAACTTGTATAAACAACTTCGCGGCATTGCGGGGGAAAGAGACGTCGCTATCGCAACCGTCACGCAGGCGAACAGGTCGGCATCGCGTGTTGGACGTACAAGCGCAGAGGATGTTGCGGAGGACTGGAGTAAAATCGCAACCGCCGACACGGTTCTTACTTACGCATCATCGGCCGCTGAAAGAGAGATGGGGCTCGCGCGCATTACTGTTGCCGCACATCGCAATGACGAAGATAAATTTAGTGTGGTAATATCGCAAAACTACGCCAGCGGGCAGTTTGCGTTAAAAAGCGCGCCTATGAATAACACATACTATGACCGAATTAAAGATGCCGAATAAGCGAACTGATGGTGGAGTTGTATATCTGCTGACTTGTAAGGTCAGCGGGAAGCAGTACGTCGGTCAGTCGTGGTGTTATGAAAAGCGCATGGTGGAATATAAAAGCATGCGTGGTAAAAACCAAAACTATCTCAACCATGCTACCAACAAGTACGGCTGGGATAACTTCACCACCGAGATTCTTGAGCGTGGTATTGAAACACAGGAAGCATTAGACGCGACAGAGGCGGCGTATATTAAGTCGTTGAATACGATGTCACCTCATGGTTATAACCTGACGACTGGTGGTAAAGGCGGTAAATGCTCGGCGGAGATGCGAGACAAGATGAGTAAAGCGCAAAGCGGAGAAAAGAATCATTTCTACGGCAAGTCGCATTCGCCTGAATCTCGAAAAAAACAAAGCGATGCGATGAGCGGTCATGTGCCGTGGAATAAAGGAAAACCGCATTCGCGGGAAACGCGAGACAAGATGAGTGAATTAAAACGCGGTGAAAATAACCCGATGTTTGGTAAGAAGCAGTCGATTAAAACAAGAACCCAGATGAGAGCATCGGCGAAAGCATGGTGGGCAGAGCATCGCCGCGAAACAAAACAAAACACCGTGCCGTTGTTATAACTATTTAACGTACTTTCTATGAATGAAAGTATATGATATCAATGTCAAGAGGAAAATCTTATGTCACGACCTGACCGAACGAAAGCACTGGCGGTTATTGGCGCAATGCAGTGTGTCGCCGATAGCGTGGAAACCGCGCGCCTGCTTTCCCCTACTGACGATTTGAGAGAGGTGTCTAATAGATGTCGCGCCTCCGTATCGTCCGTTGTGGCGAAGGCAAGCAACGAATTCGGCAAGCATGGGAAAGCGGAGGAAGCATCTCGCTTAACTCATGAGGCAGTTATGATATTAAATGAAGTCGACTCCTTGCCAAAGAGACATCCCCATCCGGGCGTGGAAAAACATTTGAACTTCGCGCGGCAAGCGGTACCGGATTTGAAAGCCGCGTTGAAATTATATTTGTGACCATTTCATTAGGGACCGCGCCCTGAAAAGGGCGCGGATTTTTTTCCGTACTTTTCCGTCTACAAGTTATATGTAGTCAGTGAGGGCAAATTGCATTATCGCAAACGCCAAACTTTATCAACCCGAAACAGAGGACATCACCATGCCTTTCCAATATCAGCCACGCCCGCAAGAAAGTTTTAAGGAGCGGGAAAACTTCCGAGACGGCGTTTCGTTTGACCGCATGTTTGACCGCGACGTCACCATGTTCAAACCTCACGCTGGCGATAACAACGTACGAATCTTGCCGCCAACTTGGTCTAATGCAGACCACTACGGTTATGATATGTACGTCCACTATGGAGTAGGACCCGACCGAAGTTCATATCTTTCCTTGTGGAAACATCATGGACAGCCCGACCCCATCGATGAGGCGTCCGCAGCGGCGGCACGTGATGGCAACGACAAACTGGAGCGGGAACTTCGCGCCACTCGTCGAGTAGCGGTGTGGTTGATTGACCGCGCAGAGGAAGATAAAGGTCCACAGTTATGGCTTTCCCCTGCGACATCATTTGACCGAGATGTTATTACACAATCTCGTGACCGCCAAACTGGAGAAGTCCTTGCAGTCGATGATCCTGAAAATGGATATGATATCTTTTTCCATAAGTCAGGGGAAAAACTTGCGACCAAATATGAGGGCGTTTCAGTAGCACGGCGTTCAACTCCTCTGCATATCGACCCCGCAACAAAAGAGCGGTGGTTGGAATTTGCTGTCGCCAATCCGATTCCGTCAATGTTAAAGTTTTACCCGTACGAGCGCATCGCCGCCGTTTTTAACGGGGAAGCGTTATCTGGCGGGATGGAAGAGGTTGCGCCTACAGCGTCTAATGCGCCTACAGCGTCTAATGCACCCGCCGCGCCTGTCGCGCCGCCAGTTGCCGCCGCCGCGCCTGTCGCGCCCACGCCGCCTGCGGCACACACGCCGCCCACCGCGCCCCCTGCGCCGCCTGCGGCACACGCCGCGCCTGTCGCGCCGCCCACTGCGGCACAAGCGCAACCGCCGGCCGCTGACTTGCCGCCAGCGCAACATCGAACCCGTCCTTCGCAAGCACAGGAGTTTGGCGATGTCCCCTACTGAAAGAGTTAAAGTCGCAACAAAAGCCGGCGGGGATTATTTCCCGCCGGCATTAGACGGCATTTTATCCAGCGGATGCACTATCCTTGACCTCGTTCTTGGTGGTGGTTATCCGCTTGGAAGATTTACCAATATCGTCGGCGATAAATCAACAGGGAAAACCTTGTTGGCAATCGAGGCTGTTGCGAATTTCCACCGCAAGTTTCCAGACGCTCCCATCGTGTATAACGAAACGGAGGCGGCGTTTGATGAGGACTATGCTCGCTCGCTTGGCATCCCCATCGATGGAGTTGATATGGTTGTTGACTGCGACACCATCGAAGGTTTGTTTCAACACATCATGGACTTTGTTGAAAAAGTTCCAGCGGGAAGTCCCGGCTTGTATATCATCGACTCATATGACGCGTTATCTGATTCCGCCGAGTTGGAAAGAGAGTTTGATAAAGGCTCTTATGGCATGGCGAAAGCGAAAGCTGCATCCAAGATGTTCGGTCAACTTGTACGTCCGCTTGCCGAAAAAAATATCTTGCTAATAGTTGTATCGCAAGTTCGCGCAAACGTCGGTGTGACCTTCGGTAATCAACACTCTCGCAGTGGTGGACGTGCTCTCGACTTCTATGCCAGCCAAGTGCTTTGGCTCGCGCACAAGAAACGCATCGAGAAACAAGTTCGCGGCGCAAAGATGGCAGTCGGTGTCGAAGTGGTCGCGCAGGCAAAGAAAAACAAGATTGGAATGCCGTTTAGAAAATGCGAATTTCCAATCTTGTTCGGTTATGGTGTTGATGATGCGCAGGCATCCATCGACTACTTGAAGTCGATTAAATCGCTTGACAAACATTTCAGCGTAGATGAACGTACTGCTCTCGCAAAGATGAATGTCGTGGATAGTCCAATCCCCGTTGAACTGCATGAAAGGTTATCTAATCATGTCAAGCAAGAATGGCAATCAATCGAAGCGTCAATCCGGCCGGCGCAAGGTAAATATGCGCAACGGTAATTTCAACAGCCCGACTCTCGGCGGTTATATCGCCCGCATCATCGGCATCGCTTTTATGTTGGCAGGCTTGAGCCTGTTGGCGTTCGGCGGCGGCGCACTATACGAGGTCATCTCGTCCGCGTTTGTCGCCGGCCGTCAAGTTGTCGATGCAACCCTATGGTCTTTGTTAAGGTAAAAGGTGACTAATATGGCACTCTCTCCAGAAGCGGAAAGCGGCATTATCAAACTTGGCAAATCGTCTGTGCGAATGGCAAAGGCGATGGAAACTATCGCCGAGTCGTTATCGATAACCGCCGGCCCAGATGACTCTTGTTATAAACAAGAGGCAAGAGACTCGCAAAGAGATTCCGACGTGCGTGACGCGCATGCGCGTGTTGCGGCCGCCAACCACTCATCAGGCGTTAGGTACGTGCTTGTAGAAGGAGCAGTCTTGAAACAGATTGCACACTTGGTACAGCCCGAATGTGGTTTGGAAAACTGGGAATATAGCGACAAGTTTATTCTCCGTAAAAAATCAGACGGCAGATTCACTTTGGAATTGCCGTTGCATCCTTATCATAACATCGGCAATGCGTGACCCCAACGATTTCCACACCGCTGATTTATTAGATTATATTCAGTGGGGGACACTTCAACAATCGTCGCCTATTTTCCAAGATAGGCGCGCGGCGGTTGTTGCGGAGTATAAACGCATGCGCAAGGGCGCAAA